CTATAATTTTGCTGTATTCTTTTTAACTTCTGCTATATCTCTTTGCATCTGTTGAATAGGTTTGACGATTGCCCCTGTATTCTCCGAAATCTGCACCAGTTCAAGATAAGACTGTGCTATCAAATCCCTTGTGTCGTCAGCGATATTTCTTGTCTCTGTATTAACAGAGAGTATAGTGTCAGCCTTGGCGGTTAACAAGTTCAGAGATTGAGATTGAATTACATTCTGATTCTTGACTTCTTCCCCTGCAATCTGTAAAGCAGTAAACCTACCACTTAGTTCTCCGGCATCCTCATGCGTCATTTCGGTACCAAACCCTCTGGAAGTCGAAGATTGGGAAGTAGATTCTTGAGAAATCTTGTCATATCCAGTTGCTGCGGCAAGCTCGTCACGAAGCTTCATGGCTTCTTCTACATATTGCATATACTCATCCTGCAAAGCCTCCCTTTCAGCTTCAGTCAGTTCATTATCCTCCATGGCGGCACCAAATTTCTTCCACCATCCTTCAAGTTTATCGCTATACAATTCACCAATCTTATTGGAAAGCATGGCGCGCATGAAGTATTCCGATATATCTTCCGCTGCCGCCTTCGCATCGTATTTCATATCCATAAGATTGTCTATGAAGCTATCATACATAGAGTCGAAAGATATTCCGGTTAGTCCTTCATACAACTTATTAGTCAGCTCCTCCATCTTACCTGCTTGGTCGATATAATCATCCAATTTTTCAGAAAGACGTTCTCCGTAACCGCCCTTCCCTGTATTCTGAATTTTCTCCCACATGTCAACATTACTGCGGAGCATTTTCATCTCTTCGGGAGAAAGTGACCATATATCACCGTTCCAATTTCTACCAATCTGATTGCTTAAACGAGAGATTTCTTCTTGGTTAAATCCACCCCAGTAGTAGTTCCAGCTATGATGAGCACTTGAATATCTAGCCTGTTCCTGTGCAATTTTTTTATAGTTTTCTTCCGTCTCTTTTTGCAGCTTCTTTGCATCGGCATATGCAGAAACAGACTTTGTTCCCTTGCTGGCTTCCATTACATCTGTCAAATCCTCAATGGCTGTCTGTAGTGTTCCATTTCGGTCTGTCAGTCTGTTGATAGCTTCCTCGACCTCTTTTTTGTTACCACCAATGCCAAACAAGGAATTGAATCCTCCGAATGAAATTGCATTTAGAATATTACCTATGCCATCTCTTAAAGACCTACCAATTGTAACAAACAAGTCTCCAGACAAAACATCACTAATAATGCCGCTAACAGCATTCAAGACAGCATCTAGCAGACCGCCAACAAGATTGCTCAATCCGTCTTTGAGCACGTCAATGATGGACAGAATCCATCCGACAATGGGAACCTCCTTAAGGGAATCAGACGTTTTACCTATCACATCTTTGAATCCGTTCACCGTCTTGATAATTCCACTATATGCGTTATATAATCCGCCCGAAGACAGTTGTTGTAACCCTCCCAACAAGTTCTCCATGCTCGCTTTCAGCTTAGTGGCGGTATCGGTCATGTTCTGCTGGGCCTGGTTGGCGATATCCGTTTGCGTCTTTACATTGGCAGATGCAATGTCAGCATTCTGCCGTGCTATATCAAGGGCATTCGCGGTAGTCTGCTTTTCCTCTTCAGTTCCATCCTTCTGTGCCTTGGTGTAGTCCTCTTGCGCTTTTTGGAGCTTGTCCAAAGCCTCCGTTTCGATTTCTACTGCATTGATACGATTTTGTTCCGCTGTCTGATAGGCTTTTACATCCTCACCAAGTTTCTTGAAATTCACTCCACTGGCACCGCCCAAAGACTTTTCCATCCGGTTGATAGCGTCAATCAATGATTTCTGACTTGCCTGATCGGAGTTATTAAACTCATCAGTCCGGATATATTTCTTTGCTTCTTCCAAAGCAGGTTTAATCAGATCAGAAAACATGGAACCAAATTCTCCGAACACAGTCACCCAGTCGATATTGGCTTTAACAACTTCAGTCTCTTTGTTTTGGATGGCGATGTCACGCTGTTTCTTCAATATCAAACGTTCGCCTTCATTCTGAGCCTTTTGTATCTTCTCGGCATATTCTTGAGCAATGCCGAATTTCTGTTGCTGGAATGTGCCATACTCTTTCAAGTAATCATTCAACGCCTGCTGTTCAGTTTTAAGTTGTTCTTTTGTTACGTCAGCAATATTTTTATCTCTCTTATTTTCAGCATTAGTGTAACGAGCTGAAATCTCTATAGATTGTTCAGAGCTCAACTTTCCACCTTGCTTTTCTGACAGGTCTTTCTCCTGTTTTTTAATGGCGTCCAGTTCTTTTTGATAATCCAAATCTATCTGTTTCAGTTTCTTCTCCGTACCTTCTTTCATCAGACTGACTTCATCCTGCTGGTTCTGGCGACGAAGAGAAAGAAGTTCCTTGGCAGACTTTTGCTGTTCTTTCTTCTGTTTTTCAGAAGCCTTTTCTTGTTTGGAAGACGGATCGTAAACTTTCAGCTCTTTTTCAGCCTCCTTTAGCTTCTTAACATTATCCTTGTAACTCTTTACTACGGCTTCGTCTATCCCTTTAAACTTACCAGCGTCCATTAATTTCTTTTGAGAAGACGCAATGGAGTTTAAAGCGGTTTCAGCTTCTTTCTTTTTTGTTTCCCAATATTTCTTATTTTTAGATTGCTTTTCTCTTGCAGACTGCAATGTCTCAAGTGATTTCACAAATGAAGATACTTCATCACGTGAAAATTCTCCAATCATCTCTTCTGTTACTCTTGAAAGAGAAGATTTCCATTGAGATATAGCTTTTTTAAGTTCGTCATCAGAAAAATTTTTAGCTTCTTCAATGCGAGCATTTATATAGTCGGTATTTACGGCAGCTTGAGCCTCCTTTTGTTGTCTTTGAAGTTCTTTAAGAACATCATTAGCCTCATTGATAGCCTCTTTACTACCCGACATCCCTGATACATATTCTTCTTGATTCCTAACTTTGGCATTTATGGAAGCAAGTTTTTCCTGATTGCTTTCTTTTTTCCGCTTAGATTGTTCCTCGTTAAGGTCTTTCTGCAACTGAATCAAATTTGTCAAATGCCCTTCCTCATCAATATATTTTTCGATGATTCCCGGATATGCCTTTTTTAGTGATTCTATTGCAGCATTGCGGTTTGCTGTAGCTTCCGCTTCATCGCCTGCGACAGAAATAAGACGTTGAATTTCTTGCCTGTGAGATTCTTCTTTTCGTATAGCATCTTCTTTTGAAGCATTATACCTTTCTTGTACTTCTTGTGCTTCAGTTGTTCGTTTGCTAAATGCCCACACAGCAGAAGCTGCGCCAATTGCCACCGTAGCCAACAAGACATACGGATTTTTCAACATGGTAGCATTCAGTAATGCCTGTGCTTTCTGCGCTAATAATATTCTTCCACGCATAATTAATGTTGCCGCAGAATGACCATTTTCAGCAGCAGTAACTAACATTACGGCAGTCCTATACGTCCCGTAAGTAACCACCAATCCAGCAAGCACCTTTCCGACTGTCTCATAGTTTTCAATCAGCGAAGTAGTCATTTGAATACCATCCATAATTACCCCTTCTGACTTCTGCCCTAGTTCGTTAAACACAGAATCCAAAGCATCCTGCATCATAGATAGCTGACCGTTTATCTCCTTTGAAGCATTCTCGGACATATTATAGAACCGACCGCCTGCGGAAGTGGCGTCAATAAACGCCTGTTGTACCATTTCTGCGGAAATAGCCCCCTTAGACATCTCATCTTTGAGTGTGGCAATAGACTTCCCTGTCTTTTCAGCTATCATCTGTAAGGGGTTGAATCCGGCATTAATCATCTGATTAAGGTCTTGCCCCATCAGCTTACCTGCTGCTGACATCTGAGAAAAAGCCAAAGTAAGAGAGTTAAACTTCTGTGTATTCCCCATAGAAACATCACCAATAGCTTGTAAATAACGTGGTACTCTTTCAGCTTCGATATTAAACCCTAACATCATCTGTGTAGCGGCAGTGACATCTGAAAATTCCAAAGGTGAAATCTTTGCATATTCACGTACTTGCACCATGAGCGCATCGGCTTTCTCCTTGCTACCTAACAATGTTTGAATAGCAGTATCGGCCGCTTGAAACTCACCACGCACACGGATGATTTCAGAACCTAACGCTTTCAGTACGCCAGCACCACCAATAACCGCCAGTGCTTTCTTCCAAGAGATAGTGATGCCTTCGTTAGCCTCAGTAACACCTTTTGCGTCACTCTTGTAAAGAGAGTATTCATCACGGAGTTTCTTTACGGAAAGACGAGCTTCCGCCTGCTGTTGAGTCAATCCAAAAAGAGCCGCTTTTTCTTCATCTAAAACCTTTCGGGCAGCATTATATTCTTCTAACTTACTGTTTGCCGATGTAGGGTTACGTTTCAAGGCGATGCGATAAGCATCTCCCAAACGTTTTATATCCGCTTCAATATCCTTAACCACCGCCTTTTGAGCAATGATTTTTTCTGTAAACCCATTTACTGATTGGGAGGCATCGAAGATTTTCTTTTTGAAGCTGCCCTCCATCATCGCTCCGGCTTTGGCGGCTTCATTTACCAATCCATCCATCTTTTGAGTGGATGCGGACAGTTGGGTATTCAGAGTCTTGAAAGCAGCGGGAGATTGCGTACTATCCATGCCCTTTAACTCCTGCTTTAACTTCACTATCTCATTACGGAGTCTTACAACCTCTTCCCAGTCACTTGCTACCTTGAAATATAATCTTGCCATACCTATTTTCTCTTTCTACGATTCGCCAATTCCTTACCACTGATTTTCTTTACCTTCTGACCGCCATATACGGCATGAAGTTTGTCCCGTTGCATCATCAATAAATTTCTATAAGGAATAACCTCAAAAACTTCCGTATATGTCAAATGAAGCGTATCAATCAAATGGGCTATCTGCCCGAAGAACGTTGTGTTTCCTACTGTTTCGGCTTGGCTGCCAGCATCGACACGTTCTTCATCGAGCTGACACACTGAAAAGCCGAAATATCCATCATGGAAAAACACGCTTCCAACGCTTCTTTGATTTCTTCAAAGGTTCCGTTCTCCAATACCTTAGCCAAATCTTCACTACCACAAATGAAGCATGAAATACCTTCCAACATATCTTCAGTAGCTTCGGGAAGTTCCTTGATGGCTTCCATGATGTTATCACCAGTCATACCTATATTAGAGAAATGCCGTATTGCTCGGCAAATCACCTTGATTGTAGGAGGTTTGATAGTATAAATCATTCCTCCTATCTCCACATTTTTAAAATCTAAACCCAACAGAGCATCAGATACTATTTTAGCTGCTTGATTCATAATATTTAAATTAAAATGGCGGTGAGCAATCACCCACCGCCATCTGAAAACAATCTTTCGCCCTATAAACTTATGCGGTCAATGCTTTAACAGCATCTTCATCATAGTTGTATTCAGAAGACACGCCTTCTACTGTTGGCGTTTGTACCAAACCACGAACAGCGATAGCAATTGCCTTATCGGTATTTGCTTCACGGGCAACAATCTGTACGTTAGGGAAGATAAACCAAACATTGTCTTCTGTCAAGCAAAAAAGAGCCTTATTAATGACATCTTTAGTCAAAGGACGTTTCCAACCTACGGCAACCTTATTTGCATCTGCACCAGTTTCAACAACCGCTCCACCCATGAGGGCCGCTTTCGTCTTCCAATCGTACTGACCGATAGAGAAAGCAGGAGTAATATCACCAAGAGTTGTATCATAACGGTAGTTCTGACCGTTCAACTGGTTCTTGTAACCAGTTACAGATGCTTCCGACTCTTCAATCTGCCAAGTTTCCCCATGTACATTTTGTACTTCATTTTTGGCAGTGATAGCTGCCGAAATTAAAGTCTTAGCGATTTCGGGGGTAATGTCTGCCGTAACTACATTTGTGTCGGCAAACAAGATTCTTTTAATTCCTACTGCTGAAATCATAATCCTATAGTTTTACATTTAATACTTCAAATAGAATTCTTACATTCACATAATGACACTTCAAAGCTGTGTCTGCTTCCGTACCGATTGATTCGATTGAGTAACGATAGGCTGTGCCGTCATAGGTGCTTACCATATCGTCGAATAGCTTGTTGGCTTGCCTTTCAAGCTCATTCAGACGGATAGAGTTCGCTTCATTCTCACTCAAATTAGGCACACAGATATTCACCTCGGCAAAGGACTTCTTCCAATATATTTCCGGCTGTTGCTTCTTCGTGTGGATGACAATCCTTTCGGACTTCAATTCACCCGTTAGTGTTTTTCCTGCCGGTACTATGTCTATCCCGAAATCCTTGCAATCCCGGTAGAGAATGTTTCCTATGTCGGTAGTTACTATCATTCAAATTCTTCTTTTAATCGTTTCTCTGCATATAAAGCGGCACCACTCAAAACATCAAACCCCTTGGATTCCACGAATGAAGCGTATTCCGCTTCGTTTTTCAGCGTCAAACCGTCTTTATCGACATCGTAATCATTGGACGTTCTCAGAGTGAGTGTGTGGTCTTGATAATTACCTTGTTCCTCTGCGTATCTCACAGCTTCATCGCCCACATCAATCATCTTCTTCTCGACTTCCCATTCGCCTTCATTGAAAAAGGAATCGGCATCTGAAAAATCGAAATCTACATCCATAATTCCGAGTAGTTAAAGTAGTTCATACTCTTCACCGTATAAACCTCGCCTTGCCCTCTCAAATTATCGCCATCCATGCAACGGACCTCATCCCCTGCCTTGACAGTGATTCTCTTCTCGCACACCACATGGTAGTTAGGACGATACACAGAACCGTTATCAGACGTAAACTCTTTGGTAGTGTTATCATCACAACGGCACTTACATACATCCTGCCAGCATTCACCGCCAGTTCCGGGAATGGGTCTGCCGAACTCATCCTTATCCATTGGAGTGATTACCTTTACTTGTAATATGTGTGGGACGAATATCATAAGAAAGTGCATTTAGGTTTGTTGCTCAACTCGTCTTTCAAACTGTACTGTTTACACAGAAATGAATAGTAATCCTTAATACCTTGAATGTTCCAAGACATAGAAAAACCGCTTTCACTGATTGAAGTGGCACGAAGTAATAAAGAAGGGATGAACTTCACAATCGCTACAGAGACACGGCCGTAACAATCCTCATTCATCTCATCCTCTCCGCTTATCTTCGAGTTCAGACACATATCCAAAAGTTCAGCTTCCGACAACTGAATGCCGAAAGTCTGAAACTTCTGTGATATGTATTCGTTTACCGTCATCTTAATATGGTGTAATCAGTTTACTATATGCTGTATGACTATAATGTGTGCAATACTTCGACTTATAGACGTACCGGAACGGGCATTTAGGAACTGAAATCTGTTTCCTTTGCATTGCCGTAATAATCACAGGTTGCTTCACTGGACTATCCACAACCATAAATATTGGCTGCGGAACGGTCAGCACAACACAATCAACAGGAGATGCTTCAAAAGTGATACACTGAATGTCTGGCAAACCAACATCAACAGATGGATTCACGTACTCACACTTAGGAGATTTCACACTTGATGCCTGCACGCTCAACGAAACCAAAGACATCATCAAAAAACCACACATGGCAAAAATAAAATTCTTCATTTCTTTTCTGATTTATAAAATTAGACAACGGAATGGTAGAGTAAACTACCCTATCCTTACTCAATTCCTAATGCTTCTTTCAGCTTGGCAGTTGATTCTTCATCAAATTCTGCAACCTTACCCAAAAGAGTTTCTTCTTTCATGTTACCGGAAGCCTGCACGCCGATAGACTTTAAAGCATCAACCAAAACCTTTTTATCAAACTCTTTTTCAAAAAGGGAGATTTTAACCTCTTTCTTTTCTTCGGGAGCCTTCACTTCGGGAGTTTTCACCTCAACCCGTTCGGCAAGCCTGCGGCTCTCCATGTCCATCACACGCGATTCCTCGCTGACTTCAATCACTTCACCAGGAGTATAATACTTACCGGTGAACTTGTCGCGAAAAACAGATATAACCCTTATTTTCATAGTCACCTCCTTATGCTGATTGGATTGATGCAATCTCGCTCAAGTCGATATTGGTAATCAAATCCGGATTGGAAATCTGCGGAATCCACTCTGCCGTATATTCCATATAGCGACCGTTTTTGTCGCGATAGTTGGAGATAAGCATCTGACCTTCTGACGGGATATAAGTACGTCCCTGTACCGGGTCGGCCGCTTCATACGGGGTATGGTGGCGCATATAACCGATTTGGTCGGAAGGCAACAGAGTAATGCGGTTGTCCGCGTAAATCTGCACATTCTTTCCCGTTTGGTCTTTCACGTAATCTTCCTTGATTTCAATACGCGGCAGGCCGATACCGGTGAACACTTCGGAAGCCAAAGAAGAGGAAACCAAGCCTGTACTCAATTTCATTTCGTTAGTACCGAGAATCATCTTATATTGCTCTCCAAACTCGGATGAACCAAGAACATGCTTATTGAAAGATGCACGTGTCATAATCATCTTGGCATAAACACCAAAGTCAGGAGCCAAAGAATGAAGTTTCTCTCTCAAATAAGAGATAAACATATTCTTTCCGTCTACAATCACATCGTCACTTATCGGCTTGATAAAGTTGAACGGAAGGGTAATTTCCAACAGTTTATTATTGGTCTGACCGGAAGTAATTGCAGCATCCTTGTTGTAAACGGTGGCTTCACCAAGCATCAACAAGGCACCAACAATAATATCCATGCGTTTGTGAGCAGCAAGGGTAATCTGACGGTAATCATCTGCCAGGAAGTTTACAATCTCTTCCATTGCGGCCTTTTGATCTGCCGTTTTAGCTACATTGAACTTGTCAATTAAATCCTGCAATTCAGAAAGACGGTCAATAGACATCTGATAAGCATCACCCAAATAGGCAATCTCACCATAGCCGGAGCCAATATTTCTACGTTCACGAATAGGTTTCTCTCCAAAACGTGAATTGATAGAACCGGCCATTACCCCAGTTACAGAGCCGATATAATCTTTGAACACACGAGTAGTTACTCTACGGAAAGTAAGATACTGCTGCCAATAGATTGTGTCTTTACGTGTCTGGTTCACACGTCTAATGATAGCGGAAACAATGTTCGCATCATCGAATAATGTTTGAATCGTTAAAAACATATCCTGCCTCCTTACTCGTTAAATTCAAACCATCCCTTCGTGTTGGCTTTATCGTTCTCGGAGAACGGCATAACCAATTTTGAAGGCTCAATTTCTGCGGCTGTACGAAGCAATGAAACCAGTGTGATTCCATCCTCAACCTTTGTCCGGTTGTACAGAGCCGAATTTGCCACGTGCTTCTGCTTCAAACCATCAACCGCAACCGCCTCAAAGAGTACCGCATCTTTGGCGATATTCTCACCAAAAGCAGCCTTGATTGTCAATACATCATACACTTTGTTGGTCTTGTCAATAGCCGTTACTTCCGCACCTTTCGTACCGCTTCCGATGAACATACCCACGTATGCCAAAGAGTTTTTGGCTACCTTGATGGACAATGCAGCATCACCGGTTGCGTATGCTTCCACTACTTCCACATTGATTACCACATAAGCGAACTTGTTTTTCAAATCCGCACAAATCGGTGTAAATCCGGGAAGAAAACTTCCCACTACCAGGTTCTGCGTGTCGAGTTTGAACGGGCCACGTCTACGAATACCGGTCTGGACATCGTAGCGTTCCTCTTGCTCAACGGGCGGAACTAAATCATACTTAAATCCTGCTGACATAATTAATTCTTGTTTTGTTCAACAATAGCATTCGTTCCCTCGTCAATCATCTAGGCGATAGATTCAGCTTCTTTCTCAATCTTCGTTTCTGCTGATTCGGGAGGGGTTACACCGCTAAAGCCAACATTGGCAAGTTCCTGCTTTGCGTCCTTGAAATAAGTATCTAAGTCCGCATCATTAGGAATTGCATAACGCTTTGCGAATGTTTCTGGAATACCATACTCCTTTGCCTTTGCCATAATCTGCTCCTGCCGGGTAGCTTGTAACTTCTCTGTCTCGAATTGAGCGAGCTTATCAGAAAGAGGTTTAACGGCTGCATTCACTGCGTTGGCAATAATAGTCGCCATATCGTCCGTCTTATCTTCCGGCTTCGGATTAGGGTTAGGATTGGGATTAGGGTTCTCAATTGGCTTACCGTCTTTAAGGTTATACCTTTTCTCGTAGTTCAATACAGAAGTACGGGTAGCATCCCCAGCACGGAAATCGCCATAGGAATTTAACACGTCCGAAAAGCTGATACCCTCCACGATGGAGTTTACCTTTGTCTCGTCCGTTACACCCTCTGCTTTTTTAGTAGCGATTCGGGTTAAGATAGCAGTATCCACCCCAGTGAATTTCTGTTGCAGTCCTGCCAAGATTTGTTCTAAGATTGTCATACCGTATGAATTAAAATTTGGGATTCAATTTGCGGAAGTAAAAATACTACCAATACAGATGATTGATAAATATTTAGGCTTCCCATTCACGACAATCAATCCATTGTCGTAAATACGGTATATAAAGTAGTCAGTAAGTGGATGAAAAGGGAATAATTGGAGTGGTAGAAAACCACAATTAGAGAATTGTGGGAAACGAGTATAAAAAAGCGTGATTCCACTTGGTCTCACGCCTATAATAAATCATCTTTAGATATTTTTATTTCTTTATAGCCTTCAATTTAACCATCTCTGCACGTCCATACGGAGTTAAAGTACAGTAGGTATATACACCATTCTCTATAACCTTATCAGTTTCTATAAGTCCTAAAGCTAAAAGCTGTATTTCAATTACCTCCTGATTCTTTTCATCAATAATATAATCCAGCTCACTAATTCCCAATAATTTGTGTATAGGTTTAAATAAATAGTTTTGAATCTCAGTATAAGGAACAGGATTAAATAGCCCAGGAGCTATTGATAAAAATATTTCATTCCATGAAACATCCCTCTGAATATCATCTTTTTCTTCATATTCTTTATCATCCCCCCACGAAAAAGATGGACGTTTATGGAAAATTATATTATATGTATCATTCCCCTGTTGAAAGTTCTCAGAACCAATAGGCGCTCGTAATGAAAGTCGATTAACTTGCTCTAGTAATTTCTCATTTTCCTTTTTCAGAAACAATATTTCCTTATTTGCTTCAGCCGAAGATATTGCGTCTGCTTTCACCCAACCCACACGAGGAGAATTTTCAAATAAATAATCTAAACTTCTACTAACTTTGAACGCTAATTCATAAGGTTCCTTCCATGAATCACATAATTTTTCTTGAACATTTTTCTTAAATTCCCCTAGTTTTTGTTTTCCCACTTCCGTTGATTCAACTCTTTCTGCAGGCAATTTACTTGGTTCTGCATGATAAAATGAAGCAACAGGAATACCCCTGCTTATAGCATATTCAAATTCCAGTTGAGTGTAACTCTTCCCTGACTTAGGTTCTATTGAGCCATAACGTCCTCCAATAATTAAAATATAATAATCACATCTATCTATTAATTTCTTGATAACTGTAAATTGGTCCTCATTAGCCGCAGGGAAATACTCCATTCCAACAGGAAAACAATTTTTGCCCAATAATGCTTCAATAACCTTTTGCCGTTCTTCAATTAAATCTTGATATGTTGAACTAACAAATACTTGATATTTCTTTTCCATAGTAGTTTATCGCATTATTTATAAAAGATTAATAGCAGCCAACTCTTTAGTCAAAGACTGAATACCTTTCTGAATCTTCTCCAACTGCTGTTTGCGCGGTTTATGTACTCCGGCAGCATAATGCCATAACTGACGCTCATTGATTCCCGTAATCCGACTCAATGCAGCTTTAGTAAAAATGTTGCTGTAGTAGTTGATAAAGGTAGCAGCATCAATTTTGAACTTTAATTCAAATTCCCCAGACAACACCTCGCAAGGATTAGTGTTATCTTCCAAATACAACTCGATTGCTTCCTTCATATTATCTTCTAACTCTTTCATATCATTACCAACTGTAATGACAGGAGCACCTTCAATATAAGCACTCAGGTTCTTTCCTGCATGTTCAACGATAACTTCTACTGTTTTCATATTACCTCCTTTTAAATTAAGAGAACAAGGGGGCTACTTTAGCCCCGCTTGCCTCAAAATGCTGTAATAAGTGCCTTTCTCAACGCCTTTGCTGTTATGATTCGGTACGATAACTACTTTACCGTCTTTTTCAAACTTCATGTGGCTACCTCTCTGACTCTTTAGAACAAAACCGTTTTCTTGCAACATAGTTACAACGTCTTTCACTGATTTGTAACTCATAACGCTTTGGACTTAATTACTATGCAAATATAGTAATAATATGAATACTAACAAACAATTTATTCATTATTTTACTATGAATAAAAAAATAGCGGCAACTCCGAAGAATCACCGCCAAATGTCCTATTTTTCATGTACCCGAATTATAAGCCCCATATTTTTTCTGACTAACACTTGATTACAAATTGGTTATTAGCCATTGTTTGTCTCGATATACAATCTTAAATAATTTCCCTTGCTTGTTTTGATATATATCTTTATCTACTCTCTTAAACTTACCAAGAGATATATCTAAAACTCTTTCATTACTACCATACCACGTTTCTTTTTTCTTTTTAGAGATTATTTGAGGCTGTTCAATAGTTTCATATTCACTCTCGATTACAGCATCCATACTTTTAGAATTATGGTTCGTATAATCAACAAGAAGACTTTTTATACAATTTACAGCATCTTCCCATTTTATATTAAACCATTCGCCTATGTATCTATCTTCATTAAATCTTTCGTGGGCTTGCTTCTCTATATCACAAGCACCAATTATTCTTTCTGTGTAATACATAAGTTTCAATCTACATCCCGATGCAGAAACCAAACTTGAAAACCTTGTTTTTACGCAATATGCTATCCCGATTTTAACGCGCTTAGTTTCTTCATTTAAAACAACATAAATACTTTGGGCGTGCTCTCTTTGATTATATTTATAATTTTCATTCATGCTTTTTGCTCTAAGTTAATAATAAAGGCAGCCTTTAAAGTCGTGCGAAGACTGCCTTTGGATAATCGTGTTATCTCATCATTGATTCTACTCTGCCAGTGACGGTGACACCGATAATATAACCTATATCACAAGTGCATTCATTCAGTTTAGTGACCGCTTCATCTAAGCAATCCCATTGTCCTGCATCCCTTAATTCTTTTTCATCCATCGCACCAGAAACGATATTTCGAGCTTGGTTTATTAGACACATTGCTTTCAATAATTCAGAGTGAACAGCATTGTTCTTTATCTCTTCGATGTTAATTTCTGCTTTCATAGTCATGCGATTTTAATAAGGTTACACTTTTTAAAACAACGCCATTCTTCTTTCTCACAATCGAAATACACTTGGCAGTTATCAGCCGTTTTCTTTGTACCTTTCGTTTCGGGTACTCTGTTTTCTAAGAGAGTGCCAAACGCTTGACGTAACGAACCATCAGTCTTTTTGAAGTAGAACTCTACTACTTTCACTTTTAAAGCTGTTTTCAGCTTTAAATTAGCCCATGCACATTTTAATGCTTCGCTCATACTGTAACCGTTCTTGCGAACAAAAGACCATGCCATCTGCATAACCTCTTTCATCTGACTTTTAAATGTTGTGCTCATACTCTTATATTTTATGTGTTTATACTTATAGTTATCATTTTGATATTGCAAAGTAAACTATAAGTATTCGGTTGGCAAAATGAATATAGTTAATAAATAATAAAATGAATAGTTTTAGTTATCTTTTGTAGGTGGTTTGAAAACTTTGAGTAATTTTGCTGCAAATAAAAGGAGTAAACTAAATATATACATATATGAGATTTAGGATTATAGAGCTTTGCAAAGAAGCAGGAATCAATCAAACGGAACTAGCTGATAAAATAGGTTTGTCACGCGTAGGACTGTCAAAAGCCATTAATGGTAATCCTACTATTGGTACATTGGAAAAAATTGCTGATGCTTTGGGTGTTCCGGTGACTGAACTCTTTGAGAAGTCAAACACTGGAGAAGTTATCGGCTTCGTAAAGGTCGGAGATATAGTGCATGAAGTTAAATCAGCGGAAGATGTGAAGAATTTGGCTGGTAAATTATAAACCAATAAAAAAAGGAGGTAATATTATGAAAACGATTTATTTTCACCCCAACGGGTACACACAAGTTCCTGTAACTTCATTAAATGATATCATTGAATACTGTGCAAGCATAGGACATCGAATATCTAATATTGAGATCGACTTTAGAGATGGCAAATACTTAGTGCTTACATCTTTCCAAGGTTCCTATGTTTGTATTGGATATGTTGATGATATAATATATTAAGAAATTGGATATGGACTTTTCAGCATTGACACCGATAGCCGCTTTTGGCGGTTTTGCTCTTGGTATTATAAATTTAGGGATTATAGTATATAAAGATTTTATACGTAAACCTCACTTAAGAGCTGAACTTGTATCGTTTAGTACACGGTATGTGCATGCAGGAGAATATCAGATGCAGTTAAATATTCGCCTTTTTGCAAAAGATGGACTCATCACTATTAAGGAAGTGAAGTTAAAAAATGAATTTGATTTTGTGGGAGATATTTTTAGTGGAAGAAATGAGATAACTTTTTTTAGAGGTATTCCCTTGAACAAGTTGGATATAAAACAAATAGAAGAACAGAGTTTTCTCAAACAAGTTAAAGACACTTTTAGCACTATATCTTTCCCCATGACCGATTTGAAAGTCCAGAAGGATGAGATTAAGTCTATTACCTTTATGGATAATATAATAACTGTACGACAATCCGATGGTTATGATGAACTTCCATTATATAGATGGAGACTTGAAATTGCTTATAATGATGATGTACTAGAAATACCACTGCAACTTGTACCTATAGGTGAAATTAGAGGTGCTTATTCACATATTGGAGAGCCTTCGGTATCATAATCTTCCAATCGGAAAAATAGAAAAAGAAATATAAAGAGGGGAGTAAATCCCCTCTTTCTTAAAATTATGTTTCCTTATTTCCGATTTGAGTATTCTTTGCAGCCTGTTCTTCTTCGATTTCTTTCAATTCCTCATCAATGCGATCTGCATTCCCCGCAAACATGATACCTTCACGTCTTGACCATACGCCACCACTGACAGCGGAGACGGCAGTAGTAACCTTGTCGTTCAAATCGTCAATCATGTATGGAACCAAATCCGTTTCAATATCAATCGTTTGGGAAGCTTTGCTAAACTCTGATGGATTGATTGCCCCTAAAGCGGAAACCAGGAAGTTTACTCTTCGTTGCATGAAGCTACCAATTTCTTCTCCATGATTTTCAACAGCCATGTGTGCCCCCATGAACATGAAGCGAAAGGCAGTGCCGGAAGCTTTACCAACCCCTTTCAATGTCTCGAAAGAAATGCGTGGAGTATTGGACATATCATAAGCCATGTTAGTAAGCGTTTCGGCTTCGAATTTGATAGTATCTGGAACTTGCGACCACGTTAGATATTGGGCATCCGCACCTTCTCCTGTGAGTTTAACCATCCGATCTTTTGTCTTACCCATAAATCCTTCAACATCGCCTATTAGCTTCAACAGAGGAAAGAAATGATAGTCAATACAATCGGCATAATTGGATAAAAGTTTTTCCAACCGGACGCGGAAAGTCTTTATCTTCTTGCAATACGATTCAGGACGGTAAGCGTAGATAACCGGCAGTTTCGGGAATCCATGAACGAAAGGTGTTCTTTCTTCATACCCTTTAGATAAGTCCCATTGATAGACCGCTTTGTCTGTGATAGTCATAAAGCAAGTGATTTCAGAATCATCCATGAGCTTTTTCTTGTACTCACGGGACAGGGCAATCATCTTACCTTCATCGTTGAAGAACGGATAAAGTTTATCACCTCGGAACGGTGACCATAAAACGCTTTTCAGCTTTTTGGTCGGCTTTACCTTTCCACCGAAAGAAGTCTTTACTCTCTTCCAAAACTTCGCCCAAAATGAATCATCATCGGTTACATACCAATATTCGGCTACTTCCTGTTCGGAAAGCCAAGAACGGACAATCTTTTTGTTCTGGTACTTGATTTTGTTGGATTTGAATACAGCCTTGACAGCGTCTAATAGTTTCTTTTCGTCATCATCGGTTGGAGTACAATCCATTGACGGTTCGGTACCGACTGTGAAAGCCGTTTGAATGTTGACTATATCCTGCTCCAAAGGGATAGAAATACGGTTTACCGGTTCAGTCTTGTATTGCGCTTCGATTTCATAGGTCTTACCAGTCCTTTCATCAAAAACTTTTTCCGCTTCCTTTTCAAGAACCTTTCTATCCGGGTACTTCTCTTTGTCCACCATGATTTCATGACGTTCAGGATTCCAATCATCCCAAAGTTTACAACGGTCTGGAAGTTCGGTTTTCCGCCCCTTCTTTAAATAGCTTATTTTCTGTCCGATATCGGGTAATGCTAATATTTCATCTAAACTCAATAGCATAGTTTATATTTTTAATGCGTGAATATTCCTGTTAAATCTTTTGGCTTCAAAATGCGTCCAAGCAAACAACCCAATACATAATATCTAATGGCATCCATCAAATGATTATATTCATCTACTGGCTCATTGATGTAGTTTCCATCTTTATCTTTGTCCCAAACATATTTCCGAAGTTCAGTAATAAGATTGTAAGAGCGTTCTGTTACAAAGAACTCCATATCTTTAATCTTATCAATACCCGCTTTGATTGAACCGGGGAACTTATCTACCGGATAGATATTCACGCCTCTGTTCTTTATCTCTTGAATCAATCGAGGATCTTGTGAATCAGCAAACACTTTCATAGAGAAAGGCTTTAACCTGTTGGCAATAGCTGATGAAAGCATATCCGTTTCATAGAAAAGTTCATCAACATACAAACGGTTATCAATAATGCCACATCTTACAGCAGCGGATGGATCATTAGTAAATCCGAAGTCCTGCCCTATTCCTACCTTTTTGCATTCTCGTGGGAACTCTTTAACAATACCCCACTTCTTGAATACGGCACCTTCCGCTACATCAGCCCAGCGTCCGATAACCACATGGGCATACTTTTCGGGGTTGCTCACCTTCATATCCTCGACTTCTTTCAAAAACTCAGGTGAAAGGTTTTCCAAGTTATCCAGATAGGTAGTATGGATATGAAGTACATTCGGGTGTGTGGAAATCTGTACCTGCACACCATCAATCTCTACCAGTTTATGAATATTCTCAATGTACTTTTTATAGATAAAGTGATTGGAGTCGCAAGGATTCATGATAATAATAATCCGGTTCTGAATCCCTTTCTTACGAATAGATAGCATAATCTTGTCGAACTCTTCTTCATTCGTCCATTCCTCCGCTTCATCGCAAACAAAAGTAGTAATACCCTGAATGGATTTCAGTTTCGCCGTCTGATTCCCGGAAGATGTCTTGATACCCCGAAACATGATACGACTCTTAGTCATTTTGTTGACTATATCCGTCTTGGTGGTCTTGAAATATTTTGTAGTTCCGTCAAGGTCTATCTTCTCCATCATTTCCGGGATGATAGACATACCGGCGGAAACCATCGTGTAACGGGTATAGAGAATCTGATGCACAATCTTCTCTACCGGGGTCATTTCAAAAGTCAGACGCTCTATAAAGGTGGAAGCGTTGAAAGACTTTCCCGAACCACGTCCACCGGTAACAAGGATGATAAATTTCTCCTTATCCTCATACAACGGATGATATATTTCTTGGGGTTCAATCATTTCAGTTTATCTTTAATCCAAGAGTCAATACTGATACCGTGGTTTATGTCAGTAGGAATATCGGCATCTTCATCAATTCTTGAAGCTGGTTTATTCCATTTTTCAGGCTTGCGATTTTTAAGCCAAAAGATACCAGCCGTTGTGTCAGGAGGAATCTCTTGTTCTAATTCCACAATTTCTATCCTTTCATTTTCACACCGCCTACCATCTTCATCGTAATAAACATCTTTCACCTTGATAGCCTGTTGGACTTTTACTTTCATTCCGGTAGCTTTCGTGTAAAGAGTGTTTTCTACTTTCAACTCAAGAGGCGCACGCCCGTTTTTTAATGCTTTGGATAATTCGGGGATTTTGCCTTTCAATTCAGAGAAATACGTTTCATTGTAGCCGATGTTTGCAGCAATTTGCTTATCGTCTAATCCATCTCTCGCCCATCCTTCTATACGAATGAGATTATGGGGGTCTTTAAAGTCAAACTTCGGCTTTGCCATATTAATCTACTCTCTCTACCATATCCGATAAAACTTCACCTTTGATATACTTTTCTTGCGGTCTAAATCCGAACCGTTGCAAAAACACTTCTTTATTACTTTGGTTACTGAAAGTAAGAACTACGAATGTATCTACTGATTCTTCATTCTTTGTTTGAGAATGGTTTATTACTGCTTTTCGCATTTCTCTCTTATTATCATAGATTTCGTTATTCAGCTTCATAACTTCTTTATCTACTTCGCTCGGTTCTTCAATTAAAGGCAAATCTACTTCAACTCCTAATATTCCGACATCATTAAGATCAAGGCCTGCGCATTCAAAATCTATATCACTCAGCATTGAAGCTAAAACATCAGTGTCAAACTCTCCTTGAGCCTTGCTATTATTGAAAAATATATTCTGCTCTTTCTCTTCTTTTTCAGACAAATCAACCATCGAAACAGTGAGACTGTAATCTTTGTTTCTTTCAAGAGAATCTAATATAGCTACACGTTGGTGCCCAGATACTATGTTCATAGTGTTCCGGTTTACTACTATCGTATCAAGAAGACCAACCCTCTTAATATTATCCCTCAATTTCTTTTTAGCAGAATCTGAAATTCTACGAGGATTATATTCTGCATTGGCAATTTCACTCCGTTTTATAGTCTTAGTTTCAAACTTCTGATATTTACTAACCTCTTCCATATTTAGCTTCTATTAAATCAAACTCTTTGATAATCTTTTTGTAATCTTCTGGATAATGCTCTTTAATGTATAAGATTGTTTCCGGGCGAAAGTTTATGCCAGAACTACCTCTTTTGCTTCCAAGTTTCAATGGCTCCGGCAATTTATATAATTTGATATATGATAAACAATCCTTGTTAGTCCAATTTACAATAGGATAATACTTATCATAATCAAAATGGATATCAGCCTTTGCCGCATGATTAAACATCCCTCTACGGACAAAAGAATCGGATACTTTCATTCCATATACAACCACATCTGTTTGATACCTAATTTTTAAATAATCCTCAATATCACGCAATTTCAACTTTTTAAGTCCGTCAATATGTTTTGTACTCAAAAGCCCCTGTGCCTTGAAGTTATATAAATCCGTGTGGGGAAGCTGGATTATTTCCACATTGCCATAGGAACGCGCCCAGTTAAAGAAAGGCTCTACAATATTCAGCCCCTTCACATGATACAAAAAGCAACATACAACCTTTTCAAACTGACTTTGAAGTAAATGTAACAAAACAATACTATCTTTCCCTGTTGCTGAAAAAAACAATATCGCCGTATCACTTTTCTGTGATGCGTGCAATATTGTTTCTTTCGTTTTCTGCATAATCAAGGCGTTCATTAATCACCTCCAAATGCAGCAACAAGGTCAGAACGCTTTTGCGCCCTTGTTCCGAACCCTGATTGATGACCTACAGCCGCTTTCCCGGCATTTACTCTACGCCCACGGTTACTTATACCAGTGATGCGATTAATACGTCTTCTAATACTTCCGACTCAGCTTATTTCTCATCTTTAAAAGTTTCTACTATATTACCTAACTCAAATATTATATATGCCAACGCATATTCTTTACCCTTTTCCATCCCAATGATAAAATCACCATTTTCATCATATAAAAACTCAACACGAGCGTCTTTTACTTCAACGATAAGATATGGGCGTTTACCTTTATATTCGCCTGTAACCAGTTTAAGCTTATCATACGATTTAGCTTTAACCATTACTTCTGAATCACCATCTGGAATATCTTCTTCTCTCTCATATTCTTTACCATCAACGATAAAAGAAACGTAATTTTCAACATTACTTGGCTTTATTTCTCGCCTCTCAAAATCTTTTTTACCAGAAAGAATCTCATCAAAATACTTTTGCTTAATACTAAGCGTCAAAATGTTCATAATCGTGTCATTTTTAAAATTAATATTCATAGTTGCGGGACAGGGATTCGAACCCCGGACCTCTACCAAGTCAAAGTAGCGAGCTGGCCACTGCTCTACCCCGCGATAGTACCCCAAAGGTACTACCACAACCAAAGATAACGAAATATCTCCAATCGTTATACACGACAATCGGTTTATTGTCGTAAAATTGATAGCCTGCCACAATTTAGCAAGAAGAAAGCACGGTTTAAACTAAACCCACCTGTACCTTTGTTGCCTCTATCCGTATGATACCTGTAAATGATTGAGTTGCTATATTTGGACCACTCAGGCATAAATATACCACTCTTAGACCTGCCGTTCACTGTAATAGAACCAGATAATGCAGGTTTTTGGTGGATAAACTGTATGTATTTCATGCTTATCTGTTTTTCATCCATTTATCACGCTTTTCTCTGCACACCTCTAAGGTAGGCGCACAACAAGAAAACAACTCACCGTCTTCTGTACGATAGTCGTATTGGTACATTCTCACTCTCTTTCTGCCTAACTTCGTTGTGTAGGTAGTGTAATTCTCTTTACCGGGCTGGCATACGCTGCAACCGTTTTCATTTATTGAGTTCATAATCACTATATTTAATGTTTAGCATTCAATCTTTCTTCACTCGTATAAGCCACTACAAGACCAGTTTCATCGTGCTGTATGGTGATGTACTTTTCGTTCTTGTCAATTGTGGTAAAGTCGTACATGGTACATAGCTTGCCCAATACTTTGCCCAATTGCTTCATCAGTGGGGCTTCAGGGCTGATAACTAAAACTAAATCCGCTTTCATAATCGTGTATATTGTGGTAGCCCTAAGGCTACCAGATTAAACTTTAATACCAACAGTTTGATTGATAAGAGCAGGTATAATACGCTTCTACGTTAGCATTCACTATCATAGTAAAGTATTCATCAGTTGGTTCTACACCACTTTCAGTAACATCTTTATAGAATTGCTCAAAAGAATCTGAAACGACTTCGTTAAACTCTTCAAACCATACGGATGGCAACATTGCTTTTAATTCATCTCTTGTCATAATCGTGTATCTTTAAAAGTTAATACCAATTGCGTTTCTCATAAAGTCACTTGCTTGTTCTACTGGCATACTTAGTTTCTTTTGAATCAGAAGAAGCATACAGCGTACTTGTTCTTCTGTATCTAAATTACCTTGTGCAAACTCTGACATGATGAACTTCTCTATTGTTCTTTGTTTAATTACTGATCTTGATTTCATTATCGTATATCTTTTAATTATTATTACTTCGTTTCTGATGATGCAAAGATAGTGATTAAAATCATACACAAAGCAAATAATCGTACAAAACATATGATTATTATCATATATTAACAAACGCTATACAAGTATGATTATAATCTAAATAAATTTTAATATAAATGACTATACCCAATCAAAACAATCATATTTCATTTGTATATTCGATTTTTAGCCTTATATTTGCATCTGATTAAAATCATACACACATGGAAGTAAAGACAATAATCAAGCAAAAGGGCTTCACAATGGAAGCCGTTGCAAAAAAAATGGGAATAACAAGGGTTACACTCGCCCAGAATCTTAGTAGAAATCCAACAGTAGGAACATTGCAAAAAATAGCAGATGTTATTGGATGCAAGGTTGGTGATTTTTTTGTTGATGACATGGATATTAATGAGGATGCCAATACCATAAACTGCCCTCACTGCGGAGGTAAAATACATTTTGATGGAGAACCACGTATACCGAAACATAAGAATATACGAGGAAAAGAATACTACAAATAAAAAAATATGAAGAAAGAAACTATATACAACATTGCATGGAACATCAGAAAAGAAGTCGAGCAATGTCAAAAACATGGATACTTTATATCTTTTCCTAATGGCTTTTGCGCACTTAGCTCTATATGGATTTACGATATATTATCCTGCAAAAAAACTCACATGGTTGAAATAAGGCAAAAAACTCCATTCTTAAAAAACTATCCTCACACATGGGTCCATTGCGACGGCTTTGATGTAGATATCACATCTGACCAATTCAAAGGAAACAACTTTCCTAAAGTTTATGTTGGAAATGACAATATCATGTATCACCATTTTGATGAGGTTACATCTAAAGAAATATTGTTTCCTACGGAATTTATATTAAAGCAAATGTGCGATAATCTGTTGAAAGAAGGAGTAGAAGCATTATATAAAAATCTCGATATAGATGTAAACTTATTCTATAAAATAAAGCCGGAGCACTAAACTCCGGCTCATTAATTGATTAGCCCTTTGATTCTTAACCGATTTACGATTTCAGTGTAAAGATACTCTATATCTCCGCTGAAATCCCCATAGTTCTGATACAGAAACACGACATCCGCGCAATTGTCGGAAATTGTACTCTTAGACTGAATCCCCAATACCCTCGACATTTCCTCACGTAATCCGGCAGTCATTTTCCCACCGGCAAGCGAGCTTGGAGAAAACAGGTACAAGATGATGAAGATAAACTTTTTTCGTTGAGTAACACTATCAATACAAGGAGGAAGACTTCTGCTATTCAATAACTCAACAAAGATTTTATAGATATCCCCAATAAGGTTTTTATCTCTCAAAATCGGTGAAGCTAAGGCGTTTTCTTCTTCTGAAAGTTCTGATTTCTCAATTCTGATTTTTTTAAGACGAATTATTTTATTAAAATCCAGCTCCATAACACAATTATTTTAAAAGTAAATAGTATATTTGCACTATAATCGTGTGAGGGAGGATTGAGTGGTCGTGCGCTTGGTTCTCCTTTCTTATTTTTCAGATTTATTCTTTTTCATAATAATCCTATTCTTTTCATTCACTTCCCTACTCCACATAATAGCGGAATAAATAGCTTTCGCATATAAAAAGAGTTCCTCACGACTGGTAAGGAACTCTACCCTAAAGGCTGCGCATTTTGCATCAGTCCAAACATTCTTATCTATCTTCATTGCTCATTAGTTAATTTTATATATTTACAATGTTAACAGTTAACATATATATTTGCCTGCTAAACCATGTTATAAGATGGCTGAACAAAGGCTGATAATTTGCATAATTCCTGTAAATCCGTACCTTTGCAATGTGTTTTTCATAGTATTAGATTAAGGTTAACAAAAGATTGGCTGTCTGGGATAGATAGCCTTTTTTTGTTTAGTATCACTTCAACAAATTAATCTCAAGAAATAGTCTCTATAGATATTCATCTTTTTATCTATCTTTGTGCACTATTTAATAAGTCACCTTTAATACAATTGATTATGTTAGCTCGTATTTTTGTCATGGTTGTAGCCGGTGTTATTATTGTATACGTAGTGCGCTGGATAGATAGTATGTTCTCTAATTGGAAAAGGTAACTTTCAAATATCGGGTATTAATAATAAGTTACTTTCTCAGTATCTGTCGACAATATCTTAAGACTTGCTTATATCCCATTCACTTTCCATAATCACGTATCCACACTTGTTACAGCTATGCAGGAATGTAGGGAATGGAGTCGTAGTGTAGTCCTCAATAGCTATCTCTATGCTGCCACATTCCGGACATTCAATCTTAACCTCATTGATACCTGAATACTCCCAGAAAGAAAGCTTTCCTTTCACGTTCTCGATGGGCTTATTAAACAGGATGGGATTAGCTAGTATCCAGTTATAGACTCCTTTCTCTGCCCAGATAGAAGGATGATTGATAACACAGCCTACTATTTCTACGCTGCCGATGATAGAGCCAAAAGGCATATTTCCAAACATAGTTTCTTTGGCTATCGTAGTAAATGCTGCTCTTGTCTGTGCATCAGTCAAATTAACACTAAATTTCCTACCATGAGAACCAGCGGCATGAATGAGAACACGTCCACGGAAATTTGTTTGCCAACTCCGGTTCTCAATGTCCTTGATACCGTGAACTATCAAGGATGCCCACGGTTGCTTTATTGTTATTGCTTTCATTTCTATTCTTTATGAAGTTAAATCGTTCAATTCATATTCATACCTTCGGAAGAACCTTCCATCTTTAGTCATAACAACATAAGTTATAAACGATACGTCCGACTTGTTTAAAGTCTCTACAACAATTACTTCTGCCTCTAACAGGTCTCCATTCTTAGTGAACTTGACCTTGTCACCAATATTAAATTTAGTCTCTATTTTCATATTGATTAGTTTTATTCGTTAAACTTCGGTATTGGCATCCAATGAGTAATACGAGCCAAAGGAGAGTCTGGCAAGAATATTCGATGATCTGATTCCCATTGACCATTTCCATAATACAATCCAGTAAAGTATCCTTTATGAGAATCTTTCCATTCTACAGTAAAAAAGACACCTGTATTTTCCTCTGGTAACTGCTCTTCTACGCTTATCCACGGGGATTGCTTGGTTCCCTCCACAAAACCTTTCGCATAAATTTGTCGAAGATAAACTTCAATTACATGAGGTTGGTTTATTCGATTAGCCAATTGGCTTACTATGTCTTTTAGCTTCATTTCTAATTAGTTATACGTTAAACAAAACCGGTTGAGTTGGAAACTGCCAGCTCGCAGAGCCGGAATGCACTTTATGTTCAAAGCCGCCTATCAGACACGGTAACGAACCAGTATTATATTAAGCACTGTGAGTGCACCACTTTATTTTTTGTGGAGTGGATGCCACTTATATAGTCAGGAAACAGATTAATGATTTCGATTGCATTTTTCAATGCTAATTTTTTCTCATAATTAGCCACAACTACATTGTGGGTTTGCGCTCTCGACTGAGAGTTAGATTGCATTGAAGTGGATTTCTCTACAGCCATAAGATGTGATTTCGTATATTTATCCGTTAGCATCTCGCATTTAGTCAGTTGCTTTTGCAATTCATCTTTAGTGTAACTAACAGCTAACTGTTTAGACCACTCTGAATACATATCAAGTGTAGTTTCTTTATTCTCTTGCTCAGCAGGATCGGAAGGTGGGGTGCATTTTTCATGTCTAAATCTCATTGAAGTGCTCATTTTAGAACTATCTTCAAATATTAGAAAGCTATCTTTCGCATCAACCAACTTCAAAGGAATACCAACCATGAAGTATTCTCCAATCGCTAAGCAAAATTCATTCATATATTGATCTACCGGCATAGGAATAAGAACATCGGAATATTTCTTATACAGTAAATCCCACGCCTCGTTATATCTTAGCTGATAAACAGGCTGCAAATGTGGCTTCTCAGAAACATTCCGATTGTATTCATCAAGTAGAACATCTTCTAATTGCTTAAATTCTGAATATGCAGGATTCCTGTCGGCTCCATATGGATAAACAAATTCACTCATAATTGATTAATATTAAAATAAACTTGGTAGCTCATCTTTATTCTTTTTTCTCCTCTTTGCCGGTTCCGGTTTCACTCCTGTTTCTACAGCTTTAATGAAAGCCTCGAAGGGCATTGAGTTGTAGCATTTTACCCAATCATGGCGTATCAGTATGTCCCGGGATGGAATATACCGGAATTGTATACCATTGATAGAGATACCACCAAAATGTCGGCAAATACCGATATAAGGTTGCTGGGATGCGTGTGTTATTACAATGGCTTCCATTTCTATAATTTATTCTTTTATTTCACACTCTTCTTTTGACAAAAACTCTTTTCCATCATTGGCGACAGCTATTTTCTTCATCATTTCTCATTAGTTATTAAACTTAGGTATCGGCATCCACAAATCATCATCAGAGATATTGCAACTGTAATCATCTGCGTCTGCTGTATCCCATACGTGATAATATTTATTATAAACCAATATTTCCGGTTCATAATGACCTTTAGCGGAAAGTATGACTAATACAGGTTCGCTCTGCTCTGATATATCGTTTTCATCTACGTCTGGTAGTTGGTCTTTAGCTTTTATCCACGGAGATTGTTCGGATTTCCATTTTACACCGGCTTCGAAGGCTGCTCCGAAGGAAGCATATTCATTACGAGAGACATGTTTCTCGATATATTCACGCTTTGCTTCTTCTAATGTCTGTTTCATATCTTTATAGATTTAAATTATTCAATTTCACAGATATAACCATTCTCACGCATATAATCTGAAATATCGTCTTTGGATATGGAATCCAGTAATTTAGTAGAATCTCTTTCATCGACTTCTGCTGTTACTCTGACATATCCATTTCCAGCCATACTTGTCTCTATCTGAACGCTTGTCGCATCCACATCTATTGATATTGTTTTCATATTGTACTTTTTAGAACTATTTATTTCTGATCTGAAGAAATCCACGCTTAGCACATTCCCTGAGAAGCTCCATATCCTCATCCTTGATGTTACAGGGAGTTTCACCGTTTACCGTGGTGTAATCGGGAATGTTAAACCTGTCTCTGATTTTCTTCTTAATTCTTGGAATGTCTTTGGGATCAAGATGTTTGGTGTCCCAGTAAATAGTAACTTTCATTTTCTTAGACTTTCTCCAATAAATTTGACTCGTGTTGTAATCGCAACCAATCTGTCCATTGTCCGTTCCCCGTACTTTTGAGAGATTTCCTCAAGAGATAAATTAGTAGTCAGTATCAAGAGTTTTCCCCGCTTTTCTGCTTCATCAACTATTTCACAAAAAGCAAGCCTTCTCTCTCCGAATTTTACGCTCAGATTCTCCGTTCCAATATCGTCGATATAGATGATATGTTTAGCTTTCACGGCATCTATATTAGCATTCATTTGCTGCGCATCGTAACAGGAGACTATCTTTCGGCAGTAATGATTCAGTAGCAAAGGAATAATTTTCCAACAGATAAGGGATTTCCCGCGTCCACAGTTACCATGACAGAGAAGCCCACGCCCATTGTTATCAGAAAGCCATGTGGCTATTTCTTCGTATTCTGGCAACCATTCAGCATTTTCGGTGAAATAATTCAACCCGCGCCAAAGAATATTCTTAGCGTCTGGTATTGCTATATTCACCAAGTTGGGAATAGGGTTAAACCCTGTTTCTCTGAGACTGTCGATTGTTTTCTTGAAGTCTATTTTTTCCATCTTTCCTCCCATTTTCTTTCTTGTGGCGAATTGTATTTATCAGGGGAATTGTCTTTAAGAACCAAGCCAATATCGGTAGTAGATTTAACGCAAATACCGTTCTTATCTCTCTTCCATTGCTCATATTCACGCGGTGTACTATCAAACACGACGCCGGCCCATCCTGATTCAATGGCTCTATAAATTTGCTTGATAGCAAATTCCTCATCGTACTTTCCTAATTTGTCTAAGGATAGTTGTAGGGCATGATTTATTTTCTTTTTCCATTTTGGAGTAGCACATAAATCATTCCATGCTGCCATAAATGCTTCTGAAGTGAAAGGATATACCAAAGGCTTATCTCTGCTACTTGTTAGAGGCGTTCGCCTCTTACTCTTTGGCGGATTTTTAGCTTCAGTTGGAGAATCTTTATTCTCTTCCTCTTTTGCATCTACGTTAGTAGATGTTTTATCTATATCTGATTTATCAGATACATTATCATATAACATTATAGGGGTTTCTTTGGGGTTATTTAGGGGTTTTGTTGGGGTTTCTTGGGGGTTATTTTTTTTAGGTCTTCCACCAAGATGTCCATATTCAGCTCCCTTTTTCCCATTTTCAAACCTTTTTCTATTAGAGTCTATTTGAGGTTTTATTATTTCCAGCATAGCTTTCGTAATCGGCTTTAGATTATCAGTTGTTTCTCCGTATAAGCCATACTCAATTATGGCTGTGAGTACATCTCCCTGAATATCTCTCGGCAAATTCTTGATTGCTTCCAACCAGCTTTCATAAAACACAAAACTTGACCTTTTTTCGTTGCTCATCATACTGGCAGTATTTCAAACTTTATTCTTGGATTTACTTTATCTATAATTTTCTCCACTTCTCGGACATTTCGGGATATGCTCAATATCCTTGATTACCTCTTTTATACTTTTCATATTAAAATCTCACGTTAGTTAATTGCCTGTCCTTGGAGAAAACAGCCCATTTACCATTTCCATTATCAAATAACCGTAAGTCCGACACCTCTCCGAAACGTTTGATGTTACCACATAAATCCACGATCCAGCCACATTCCTTGGAAGGATGCGGGCGGATAGCCCGACCTACAATTTGATACCACATAGCAAGTGACATCGTAGGGCGTGCCATTACTACTGTATCAAGTTCAGGATAGTCAAAACCAGTAGTCAATACTCCGACATTAGCTACTACTGGTATTTCTCCTGTCTTGAAATGCTTGAGAATCATTTCACGCGTGACTTTTGGAGTTTCACCGGATACAATAGCGCAACCAGGTATTGACATCGTTAACCGTTCAGCCTCTTTCAAGAATCGAGTAAATACTAAAATGCCTTTTCGTTTTCCTCCAGCTTTGGGATTCATCAGCCTTTGAACAATATGAACGAGATAACCGTAAAAGTCTATCCGTTCATATTCTCGCTGGACGGACCGATCTGTGTAGTCGGCGCCGGTGGTGTTCACTTTCAGGTTGAGTTCGTTCCACCCTGAAGGATTCATAGGGTAGTAATTCAACCTCGCCAAATATCCCATATCTAAAAGAGTTGATACCTGTACATGGTAAATGACCTCTGAAAAGACATGGGGCTTTGTACGGGTGATAAACTTCAACATAGAACCGAAGTCACGGCTGGATGAAAGCCGGTAAGGTGTGGCCGTTAATCCAAGAACCTTGCATTTTACAGCTTCAAAGAAATCCTTGTACATTCCCTCTTTAGGGTTTACCAAATGGCACTCATCCACAATTATGTTTTTAAAGTGGGTAAATAATTCGGGATGATTCTTCACGCTACCTATGGTGGCGAATGTGATACGGCTTATCTCCTTTGAGTTGAAAGAAGCCGAATAGATGCTACAATCAAGAATACCGTATGAACACAGCTTCTTGAAATTTTGCTCGACGATTTCACGTGACGGACAAAAGATTAGCACATAGTCGTTTAGTCTATGTGCTATATCCGCAATTACGATTGATTTACCAGCCCCTGTTGGTAGTACCATAACACTGTTACTTTTCTTATTCTTGTCTTTGAAAAAGGCTACCGCTTTATCAGAGGCAGCCTTTTGATAATCTCTAAGTATTATTGCCATAATAATCAGTTTTATAATAGCACTTACATCCACGTGTTGTTTTTTGCTTACCTCTACAACAAGCGGCTATAAGTGAATGATTAAACCCATCTTTTTCAGCAGCCCTTGCCGAATTGTACTCTTTTATCGAGCCATCAGAAAACACTATTACTATTTCTTTACAACAAGACTTATGTAATGACTTTATATGTTCTTTACACTTTTTGCTTGCTCTATTCGATTGCGATATGTTTTTACGTGCTAAATCAAAATTCAAGTTTTCTTTTGTTGTACACCATCGCAAGTTAATTGCTTTGTTATCGGTGCGAATACCATTTATATGGTCAACACATGGTAAATTACTTTCATTTGGTACGTGAGCTTTCGCAACCAAACGGTGTACAAGAAGCAGTTTCTTTATGTTGTTTTTACAAAGGCAGATTTGAGAATATCCACTATTACCAACCCTATCTATCAATATTCTTTCTTTGCAAAATGTTAATGCCCCACGTTTACCTTTTCTGTATCTTTCTAAAGACTTTACTCTACCTAAATTTGATACTTGGTATAAGCCTTCATACTCTTCAATGTCTTTCCAAATTTCGTCCATAATCATATAACTTAAAAGTGAGTAATAAAGGCAGTCTTTAATGTCGTGCGAAGACTGCCTTTGTATAATCGTGTTAGGTCGTTAGAACCGAAACTCTATTTGTTATAATTGTGCCAATAATATAGCTCACATCACGAGAACACTCATTCAGCCTTGAAACTGTATCATCCAAACAGTCCCATTGTCCGGCATCCCGTAATTCTTTCTCATCCATTGTTCCCGAAACTATACTACGGGCTTGATTAATGAGATACATTGCTTTTAGTAATTCAGAATGAACAGCCTTGTTCTTTATCTCTTCAATATTGATTTCTGTTGTCATAATCGTTTATATTTTATGTGTTAGTACTTTGCAAATCGCTTTATAAACTTGTGTTTTCTCAAACCTATTCAAAATCGATGCTTTTGCAGCACCAAAAGTTAATTCACCATTTTCAAACTGATATATGGTAATTTGACCGCCTACCGTGCTATGATGGTAAACTTTTACATCTTGATTTTCAGCTACAAGTATCATAGGCATATTTTTAATGTTACCATTGTTTTACTTGTTCTTTCAATTCGTCATACTTGCCGTTCATCAGCATTTCGACTTCACGATGAAAATTTATATCAATCAAACGATACTCGACCAAAGCACGTTTGTACGCATCGCCTTTTTGATGAGTATTAATAAGGCGTATCATCTGTTCGGCATACAAGCCATAGCCGTTTTTACGATTGAGGTTCACAGCCCTGCGCATATCGCTTTCTCTTAATTGTAT